ATAAGCTTCTGCTTTTACTTTAGGTAAATTACCTACATCAACATAGAATATTCTTCTTTCAGGTGCTCTTACTATTCTGTAAATAACAACAGCATCCTCAATCATTCTTAATTGATTAACAGGTTTGATTGCTTTGTGTAAGTGTCCCATAACCATATTTTTAGTTTGGTCAATTACACCTGATGTTACATAGGTTATTGAATCAGCAGAAATCTTTAAACCGGCATTTGATGTGCCTCCATCTACTCCTTTTTCATTATAAACAAACCACTCAGCGGTTGTTTCTATAATCTCAACACCTTTGCCTTTTGAATCTCTTTTTTTAGTAACCTCACGAACCTTTTTAATTTTTCGTGGGTCAATATATCGTATTTCTGTAAGTCCTTTTCTTGGACTTTTTGGATCTATTACTTTGTGAAAGTAAATTCGACCATCAACATACCATCGTCTGAATATGTCATGTCCTTTTTCATCAAAATTCATTAATAGCATAACTTCGTCAAATTCATCACGAATTTTAGTTTTAATGTTTTCTGATATTGCTAGTTTATCTAGTGATACAGATACCGAAGTATCTCTTTCATCTGCAACAATAACCTCATTGATGATATCTTCAACAGCCATATCACATTCTGGGTGTTGAGCAACTTCACGGTATCGTTTAATTAAATCAATATCGTTCTTTGCAGTAACTTCCATATCCATGTATTGGCCAAAGTGTCCGCCAGCAGCTATGGTTGTTGTGCCGTCATCAGGAGAAGCGACAGTAAACGCTTGTTTCGCTTCTGCCGGCTTCTCTAGATTATTATTTCTAGTTATTTGGAATCCAAGTAATTCTACCATATTATAATTTTCCTTTATAACTTATTTGTTTATTATGTAGTCGTATCTGTTTCAAAATATTGATATGTAAATGTTACACCAAAAGTTTCTATAGCATTATTAGTACCATAGTCTAAAGCAATATCATCTAAAGCAGTAGGAAACAGTCCTCTATAAGTATAAGTTTTTAGAGTAGCACCGTTTCTGTCTAAATGGTCAATAAATCCATCAACTTGATAATCAGAAGGATTTGTTATACCTTCGTTATCTGTCATGTTGTTTATACCATTCATCCATCTTTCCATTGCTCTGTATATTTTGAAGTCTGTATCATTCAATACAGTTATAGACCACGGATTAAATGTTCTATCTCCAGCAAGATTAAGCACACGACCTCTAAAGTTCACAGGAACTGAAGCGACTGTTTGCCCAGGAATTGCTGTAGCAGTACATAAAAATGCTAGGTCGGATGTTTCTCCCCCAACTGCTGCATAACCAGGAAAAGGTAAAGTTACCTTAAATTGATTGGCTCTTGCACCACCGCCTCTAAGTCGAGATTTAAAATCATTAATATTAGCCATATTTTATTCCCTCCTATGCGCCTGCTACTTCAGTAAAGGCAACGCCTGAACGAGTAGCAATAAAGTTAAGTTGGATGAAGTTAATAGAACGAGCAGGTTTGATAAAGATATCAGCCCTAAATTCATTTCTATCAATTACATCGCCTGTATTATTTGAATCATCACAAACAACACTAAAGTCCGTAATACCTCTACGACCTTGTACATCTCTTAAAAAAGGTTCTACAAGATTTCTAAATTGAGCTCTTGTAAATTCATCATTGAACTCAAAGAGTTGAAACTTAGAAGCTGTAGAAACTGCTTTTTCTAGAACAATGAATAATCTTCTTACATTGATTCTATCAAATGCACTTGGTTTTGATTGAGCAGTTTTATCACCAAACAACACAGTTCCTTGTCCAGGAAAAGATGTTACAGGATTTACTCTAGCTTTGTAGAGGTCATCTCTTTGAGTTTGGTTTGGATTAAAGGCAAGTTTTACTGCACCTCTAATTTGTCCACGATTAAACCCACCTGGTGAGAACCAAGCGTCTGCGATATTATCTGTACGAGCACATAATCCCGCTATATCTCCGTTCAAAGGAACAAATCTATAGACATCATTATATCTATCGTACATATACTTATAACCACTATCAATAACAGCATAACTTGTTGAAGGTAAACCTTCAGCAAATGATTTAACATTTGCAGTTTGTGTAATTGCATTAGTTACATCAACAACATCTGTTCTTGCAGGTGAAATAAATGCAACACAATCTTTTCTTGCAGTTGCAATATCCATAACAGCAGTTGCTTTTGTGTCGCCAGTAGCGTCAGAAGCTGTCTGTGAAGGACCACATAATAGTAAACTTAAATCAACATTTTCTGTATCATTAAATTTTTCATATGCAGTTGCAATCTCTCCGTTAGTAGCATCATAGTCATCTGTTCCACTTGCAAGTGAAGTGCTAGATACTACATATGCATCCCCAACTGAATTATCAAAAGTTTGACCTTTTTTAGGAAGTCCATCTGATAAAGTTGCAAGATGGTCTACCCAGTAAATAAAGTCCGATTCAGCATAGATTACATTTGGATAATAGTTACTAGAACCTTGTGCTGTTTTAGCATCAGTTGCCTGTGAAACACTTTCGAAAGTTTCTAGAATTGATCCAGTAGTTCCTGTAATTTCACCATCTTCGTCAATAACGGCAATATGCATTTCGTCTAGTGAACCGCCAGCAGCAAGAACATCTTCCGTTGTTGTTGGTGGAGCTGAAAAGTTAAAATAATATTCCCAATGTCTTCTCATTACAGCATTGTCAACAACAGCGTGTCTTAATCCGCCAGTTTCTGTAGTACCTGTTGCAGGATTAAATCTTGCGATTGTTAAAAGATTAGTTGAGATTGCTGTTATTTTATAAAAGAATCCAGAAGGTGTTGCTGTAAAAGCAGAAGCATCTCCAAATTCTAGTATGTCGCCAACTTGCATTTCACTACCATCGTCAACAGAAATTGTTGTATCTCCGATAGCAGCAGAAGCGTCAGCAACTAGATTGCCACTCATTGAATGTGGTCCAAAAGCAGTAGAGTTAGGACATATAGAAATTTTTAAACTATTTCCTAATGTGCCTGCTTCTCTTGCAGCAAATGGTCCTATGTTAGAAACTGAACCTGCGCCAGTTTCAGTTAAGTAAGTGGCAAGGTAATCAGTTGTATTTTTTATTAAGACAGCAGTACCAGTTGACACAGCATTTACTAATCCTGTGATTGGTCTTACTACCTTTAGATTATTTCCGTATCCTAAAAAGTTTGCAGCCGTAAACCACTGCTCAAAGTTATCAGCATTTGGTTTACCAAAGTTATCGACCAATTCTTTTTCAGATGAAATAGTTGTAACTTCATCAATTGGTCCTTTTTCTGCTGTTATTACAATTCCGCCACTACTTGTAGAAACGGCTGGAATAACATTTGTTAAATCCTTTTCAGTTACGAGAACACCTGGTGATACTTGAAAAGCCATATAAGTTCTCCTTAATTAAGTTTATTAGTTATAACCCTTTGTTGATATTTATATGTTATAGAAACTCTACTATTCCCCTTTACGATAAGTAACAGGATGCCATAGTTCCCCAGCGTCATCAAAATACGAGTTATTATGATTTTCTGGGTCATCAAGTCCGTTATCAATGAACCCAAAGGGTGCCATATCTGCTTCTAGAGCGTTCTTTTGGTCAGCAAACATCTGACCTCTCACATCTACATCAGTTAGTTCTTTAAAATATCGTTGATTTGCCAACCATGAAAATATAACTAAACACATTACAAGGTCATCAGTTGAACCTGCTTCGGCTTCAAAAGATTTTCCCTTAGATATGAAAGTTGATAGTTCTGAAATAATATCAAAATCATTGATTATAAGTTTATCTCCTTCGATTAAACTTTTGAGATTAGAAGTTCCAATCTTCTTGGTACCTTTAGTCATTCTCAAACCTAATTGATTACCTCTCCCACTAAAACCCCCTCCTAAAACTTGTCCTGAACGGCCTCGTTGTGTTACCATCATCATGTTGTCATATTCTAACTCGAATTGTAAATTGTCTGCCACCTGTTGTCCTAAGTCATTTATCTCTACAAGTATAAAAGAATTGTTATATGTTTTTGCCACTCTTTCTATAATACTAGGAAAAACAAGTGGTTTAATATTATTATCTCTATACTTTGCCACTATCTTATAAGGCGCCTGTGTAACATCTAAAACAACAAATGCTGAGTAATCACTAGAGATACCTCTTGATACATCAACTGTCATTACATAAATGTTTTTAGTTTTTGGCATTTCGTAAACATCTAATCCTCCACTTCGTTTTGGACTAGCAACAGCCATTGTTTTTATTTTACTTGCATTGATAAGTGTATCAACACTACCTAGAAACTCACACTCAAACTCTGTTTGAAATTGTGCCTCACTAGTGTTTCTTATTGTCTGTTCTTTCCATGCATCATCACGACCTGGTACCTCACTCCAATGCACTTCAACAGGTGCATAGTCATTTCTTTTATTAACAGAATCCATCCACATTTTATAAAACATATTCATACCATGGGGTGTAGATACTATCATTACCTTTGATGTTTTACCAGATGATATTGTAGGATAAACAGAACTAAAAAATTCTTCGGCTATATTGTTGGGTACATAGGCGAACTCATCTAGAAATATTATGTTAAAGGTACTACCACGAACAGCACTAGAAGAAGTACTTGCCGCTACAATTCTACTTCCGTTTTCTAATTCGATTGAACCTTTGTTCCAGTTGAGAACGCCTTGTTGCATCCATTTTG